GGGTAGTGCAGGTAGTGGAAAAACCATTTTCGCAGCACACCAAACAGTACTGTATGCTATAACTCATCCACGAGCAAGAATCTTAGTATGCAGACAAACAATGCCAAGTTTAAAAGAAACCTCATGGTATGAAATAAGGAAACTCTTACATGACTATGAAATACCTTTTAAAGAAAACAAAACCGATGCAAAAATAGTATTATTAAACAACAAAGCAACAATACTTTTTCGAAGTCTTGATGATGAACAAAAGATTCGTTCCTTGTCCGTAGATTATATCTACATAGAACAAGCAGAAGAAATCACCAAATACTCTTTTTACGAACTCAGAGAAAGACTCAGAGGAAAAGTATCCAAATATGATTATGGTCAATTCATGATGGTAATAACTCCTGATACAAAACAACATTGGATATACAAACTATTCCATGTGCAAGGGGTTGAAAACACGAAAATATTACACTTCATGTACACAGAAAACCCATTTTTACCTGAAGTCTTCGTAAAAGAATACGAAGAACTAAAACACATGGATTACGATTTATATGTCAAATATACATTAGGACAATGGGGAGATTTACAAAACATCATCTATGATAATTGGGATACTAAAAAACCAGAACATGGATTAGAATATTATAGTGCAGGAGTTGATTTCGGATTTAACAATCCAAGCTGCTTCTTACTAATAGGATGGTATGATAATGAACCTTATGTCTTACGAGAAGTGTATAAACGAGGACTCACCAATCAAGAATTCATACATGAAGTGGATAAAATGCTCCGAGAAGAGGGATTATATCCAGGAAAAATACAAAGAGTCTTTGCAGATTCAGCAGAACCTGATCGTTTAGTGGAATTCTCCAATGCAGGATACGACATTATTGGAGGAGTAAAAAATGTTGAAATCAAAATAGACTCAACAAAAAGAACAAAAATACACATAAATCCAGGTTGTACAAACACAATCAAAGAAATCGAATCCTATGTCTACCAAAAAGACAAGGATGGTAACATATTAGATAAACCAGTAAAATTCAATGACCATGCAATGGATGCATTAGGATACTGTGTTTACGGAAACATAGGAGTGTTAAGTCCTATCGGAGGACAAAAACGATACGAAGAAATATACACTTACTAAATTATGAGGAGGGATTGAAAAACATGAAATTATTTCCAAGAATAAGTTTTAGGAATGCTAAAGCAAAAAATGCTATTCCTAGGAGAATTGAAGAATCAGGGGTTGATGAACAAGTACCTTTCGATAAGAATGGAGTAGACCTCTATGATAAAGTACCTCATAAAGTCCGTAGAACAGTTAAAAATGCAAGATATGCAGCAACAGACCCATTCGTTAGAGGGGTTTTAACTGATATATTCACAAAAACCAACACTTACTATGAAATTCATGGTGATAATCAGAAAGCAGTAGATTTCATAATCGAAAGAGATAAGGAATGGAACATAAACCAATTCATCGATGAAACACTCGAAAAAGGTATAGTGGATGGAGAAGCATTCATATATACTTGGTGGGAAGAGGGACACTTAAAATTCCAATACATCTACTACGACCAAGAAGATTATCGTATAAAAGAAATCTATGATGAACAAGGATTCGTTGAGGGATACAAATACATCATGCGAAGAAACGAGAAAACAAACACAGGATGGAGAAGCAAACTATTCCAAGACCTCGTTAACGAAGATGAAGACTATGAAAGAGTATACGAAATAGAAGAAATCATACCAGTCAAATACAATCAAAAGGATGGAAGAGGTAGAAGTCTAGTAATGAACATATTAGACCCAGTCTACTATCGTAGAAGTTTAATACCATTAATGCCTTTAACCATCTACAAAAACTCAAACATATTCCATGTGACCATGGGTAATGAAGTACAACCAGGATTAAGATTAGATAAAAAAGCACGAGATAAAATCGTTGATGGAGTAAGTGACTACCACAAAAAAGGAGCTATCGTACTCCCTTATGGTGTAGAAGCCGAAATGATAAAGGGTGGAACATTACCTGATATTCCATCATACCTAAAATATTTAGAATCATTAATATATATCGGATTGAACACACCTGAAGCAGTATTTAGTTCAGAAAGCTCAAACAGAGCTACAGCAGATATTCAATTAGATTCACCAACCACAGGTCGTGTACTATTTTTACAATACAATCAAGAATGGGTTAAGAAAATCATAGAAGAAAACATTTTCAGACCTGAACTTGATGAAAATGGTTTCAGTAACTCAGAAGTATGGATAGAATTCAACAACGAAGCAGAATTAGATTCTACAGATAACACAGAAGAAACCACAACACAAACAACCACTAAAAAACCAATACAAAAGAAAGGACAAGACTATAATGTCCGAGACACAGTTGGAAAACAAAACACGAGTGGAACAGATAGAAAAGAGGGACAGGTAGGTGGAAACGGTGGTAACGGAAGTACCAACAAATAATGAGTTAGAAAGTACAGACCCAATAGAAGCACTTGAAGACTTATTCACAGACAACTCACCCAACATTGATGACCACTCATTCGCCATTGCATTACTATACTTTATTATTGATTTTAATGACACATATTCCACCAAAAACTTATCCTACATTCAAAAACATTATCAGAAAGACCTCGATGACTTACAAGAAAAACTTATTAAGAAAAATGAGGAGGGGTTGAAGAACCTTTTTACTAGTCAATCCGAATCGACTATGAAAGAATATAATATTCCTGAGTCTAAATTTGGTAAAGTTGATGTTAAAACTACACCTGATGAAGTTATAGCTACCACTAACAGTACTATTCAAGCATTAATCAATCAAATGAAAGATGATATTCGTACAAGATTATTAGTGTGGGAAGAGGATACTGGTAAGGATAGTAAAGACTTTGATATAAATGCTAGTATTAACCGAGCAGTTAGACGATTGAAAGACACCATTAGTTATGGTTCTAATCATATTCGTCAGAAAGCCGAAAGAGGGGTTCAAAAATTTGTATACAAACCTGAAGCATTATTTTCTTGGGTTTGTTTAGGTCCAGCACCATGTGCATGGTGTGTTGCTCAATCAGAAATGCCACCAAGAAAAATTGATGATTGGGAGTTGGATCATGTTAATGGTAATTGTAGACTTAGAAATACAGGTGAATATGATTTCAGTAAAGAATATAAAGCCTTATTGGAGGGAGAATTATGATAGATTTATTCCCTGTATGTGATATGGAATATCCTGATGAGGGAAAAAAGAAACCAATTCATTACACCGAAGAACAATTGCAATATGTTGCTTCCACAGTTAAGGAGGCTAACATTACTGATGGGCATTCAGGAAAACCTTTAGGTAAACTAAGGAATTTTGTTTATGAGGATGGTATGTTAAAAGTTGACAAGCCAACTGATGTAGACATTACTGGATATGGTTTAAGCCCTGAATTCACAGGTGAGTTAATTGATGAGGGAGATTATTACACATGGTTAAAACCAACCATAACTTCCGTAGCATTAACTAAATCACCTCGTAGTGGTATAATATACGAAAAAGCGAATAATGGAGATGAAAATATGGGATTAGACCCACAAGAAATTATAGAGAAAAAAGATAATCAAATTTTATCTCAACAAGATGAAATTGCAATACTTAAAAAACAATTAAAAGATGCTCAAAAAGAAGCTAAAGCAAAATCTGATTTAGAAAAAGAATTGGAAACAGTTAAATCTAAATTCGAAGAAGCACAGAAATCAGCAGAAGAATATAAGGAAGATGCTAAAATCTTCAGAGAACACCAACAAGCAAAAAAAGAAGACATAATCAAGAGCTTAGCAGGTGATGATGAAGAGGGGATTGAAAAATTCAAAGATATTCCACTTGAAACTTTAGAATATATGGCTGAGAAAAGTGTGAGAAATAAACCTCACGAACCATTACAATCAACTAATCCTAATGAGGGTGATGAGGGTAGTGAAAAACCTGAGGAAGAAAAGAGTGATGATGAATTAACTTTTGAAGAGCTTAATGAGAAGTACCAAGGAGTACTTTAGAACTAAAAACACAAGGAGTCAGTAAACTATGCCAACAGGTAATATAATAGGAACATTTTTCGGTAAGGAAGATGGGAAAACATACTACTGTAAAGAGGGTGCTTTGACTATACAATCAGGTTACAGTACACTTAATGCAGCAAGACAAGATTTTATACAATTAGCTAATGAGATTTTACCTGAAAATTTCATTAAATTCACCAAAGGTGAAGAAATGACTATTCAAAATGTAGTCAAAGG